GGACCTTTCATGGTTCCACATATATGTAGCTCTCCTGTACCTATATCTAATTCATCTATTCTGTGAAAATGCCCAATCATTACACTATCAAACTCCTGTTCTAAATCTTCATCAAGAGCGCCTTCTATCTCACGCTGTAGATTCTTCCTAAATTGGAATACACTTCGTAGTTTAGTTATTGAATTTAGTATTGCTCCACTACTTCCAGCCCCCGATATACAATCTCCGTGAGTAATAAGAACTACCTTATCATGCACTTTGAATGTAGTCATAAAGCTTTTAGGAATATGGAACTCTATATTTTCTTGGTTCTTACAGAAAGAAGCAATCCATTGGTATAACATATAATCCCAATCCATGAATTTGTCTTTCATAGGAGGCTTTCTAGTCATCCTACCATGATTACCAACTACACATGGGACTTTGATTTTTGTAAAATGTGGGGCTAAGTACATCAAAGCTTGTCCTATAATACTAGCTCCTCTAATCATTTGGTCCATACAGTTAGCCATATTAGACCTAGCTAACTCATCATGAATATCTCCACTAATCATATCACCTAACATAGGTATAATTAGTTCATCTACTGGGGCTATCTGTCTTCTATAAGATGCGTGTTTTAGTATTTGATTAGCCCAACCATACATACGTTTATTAAATACATCCAAGTTATATTCATTCAGTCCTCTCATCTGGTCTTTATACACTTGTTCACCTACATGTGTATCAGATAAAGGAGTAACCATAACTTGCGCTTGATGCCCAAATGGGGGTGTGTCTGAATTATTTAAATGTTTTAAGGGGACCGCTGGAAATGCTTTTGTATGTTCTTGTATGGTTTCAATAATAAGGTCTTTTTTAGTAGTATCCTTTAAAGACGTTTGATAAAGCTTTTTATAAAAATCAGCTTCGCTTTTATGTGTAGCTATCTTTTTATCTAGTCTAACTCTTTCAGAAACATTATCTCCTAGAAGTAAGACCTCGTCCTCTTGTTCTGAATGTTCTTTGTCGTACCACCGCTGAATTGTTATGCGGTGCGCTTCCACTCCGTGCTCTTCCAGTAACCATTTGCTGATTGCTGTCCACGTCGCCCCTAAGCGCCTTCTTTTTATTATCTCGGATTTTACCTTCTCGGGTATCGTATTCAAACTCTATTCTCCTTACTAATCTTTTACTACAGGTTACACACTGCAAATCATCATCTTCATTAATAAACATGTGTCCATTACACTTAGGACATAGTTTAGCATATAATGAATTATTTTTCAACTTTTCTTACTTAAATGGGACTTCTTCTGTTTCTTCATCTAAAGCAGGTACTTCTTGGGCTTCCTTATCTTTTGAGCCCCCCGCAGCTAAAGAGTCGTATTCATTAGAACCCCATCTTTTTTTATAATCAATTCTTGGTATTTGTGGGTTTATAGTTTCTCCACTAGAAAATACGGTAGCCCTATTTTTATATTCTTTTTCTACCCAAGCAATAAAATCAACTACCTCACTTTTTTCCATTGATTTTCTTTCTGGGGAATTGTTTGTAACAAAATCAGCTAATTTGTCTATACCTGTTTTTTTAGTACGTTTTTTTCTTTTCCCACGACTTCCATAGGTTGGGGTAAAAAACCCAGAGTCTGAAGATACAGCAACAGTTCCTCCACCATCTCCAAATCCACCACCGCCATTACCTCCACCTTCTTTAATGAGTTTTTCTAACTCAGGATGGAATTTAAAAACAATTTTCTTGGCATCTTTTTTCATAGACTTTCCATCTATTTCAATTTCAATTGGGTATATTTCTGGTTTATTATACCAGTATGCTACTTCGTAACTCCCATCTTCAAGTAGCTTGACAAGTAAGCCTCTGTCTATTTCACCTTCAGCTTTTAATATCTGCATTTTATCAACAGGTAAATGGTGGTCTACCCGATAAACTTCTTGTATTTGTTTTTTAATAAAATTAGTTGTCATCTATATCAATTTTTGTAGGTTCCGTTGCTTTGGGACCTTCTTGTTTGTTTCTGCTAAATCTTGTTGCATCCCCAAAGATTGCTTTTTCTACATGAACTATATTACTTCCAGATAGATTTGCAACATAGTCTGTTTTGTTATCTACAAACCATATCTTATCCATTTCAGGAGACACTTGTTTTATTATAGGCATAACAAACCCTTTTTCATTTAAGGATTCAACCCAATTCTTAGATAAATAAATATTTTTAGACCTAGCTTCTGCCCATTCATCTATATCTCGTTCTTCATCTGGAGATTTGTCGTGCCAGTCTGGGGTGACTCCACCAGTTCTTCCTTTGAACTTTCTTTGTGATGGGGGTTTATAAGCTTTCTCCATGTCTTGTATTGGTTCACCTTCATCAGCTTCTGCATCAATCTCAGTCTGCATCTCCTCTTGCTGCGCAGCCATTTCCTCTTGCTGAACCATTTGTTGCTGCATTTGTGCTAAATTCAATGCTTGTTGTTCTGCTTGCATTCTAGCTAGCTGTACCGGTTTTCCACTTATCATAAACTCAGCGTCATATAAGTCAACGTCTTGCTCTTTCAACTGTAGGTCAAACCCAAGTTGTGCGAATTGATTTGCAATTGAAATTCTTTGTTGAGCTAACGCAAGTCTAGTGGTGTCAGCTTTTTCCTCTGGTTGAGGTAGCTCAAGTTTATATCCCTCTATTCCAAAAGCTTTTAAAAGTTTAGGAAATACTTTTTCGTGAAATAATCTTTGGTCACCTTCAACAACACGACTCATAACTACTAGTTGTTGTGTTTGTGTGGATAACCCACCAAACGCCTCCGGAGCACCCTGCCAAGCAGGAGTAACACCCCACATAGCTGCCACACGTTCCCTGATTTCATCTCTAACAGGCAAGTAATCCATTTCATTTAGAGTGTGGAATAGCCTTACCATGTCTACTCTACCTCTTTGGTTTCTAGCAGATACTGCTACCATAGGTATATAGTTAGGGTCCATTCTTGTTTGGGCCGCAATGTGTTCTCTTTCTCGACGCAATGACTCAGGGTCATCAGTAGTTACCATTAACATACTGGCGGGCATTTTTCTTTCGTAGAAATATCTGTATATATTTTTATCCATACCTACTAAGGTCAAAGCCTTTTCAAATATAGTAAGTATTGGTGACCACCCATATGTTTCAGATGGTGAGAATTTTGAAAGATGTATAATCTCTTCATCTGTAAAATATAAATGAGAGTTTCTATGGTAATACTTGTACATAGCGGGAGCCATTTCAGCATTACAATCGTCTTTTGCGCAGGTCCCCTTATTCTCAGCAACCACTTCTCGGTGTACTAAACATAGCCAGTGGGCATTCTTAGGTAACCCGGCTTGGTCTAAATCAAATTCAACCAAGGCTGGGTTCAATCTTCGTATCTCTCTAAGTCTAGATGTTATTTTACCTTCGCCCTCGTCTTTATATTCCCTAGCTAAATAAATAAACCCATCATCAAGGGTGTTTACATCGTGGTGAAATTGTCTAAGAACTTCTTCTATAGATTGGTCAAATAGGTTACAGTCGGCTAACCATTTCTTTAATCTATTTCTTTCTTCTGGGTCTGGGTTCTCACCAACGGGGTGTATTTCTATACCTCTTCTAAATACCTCGCTTGTAATATGCGACACAGGGCCTCTGATTTCTTCAACTGACATCGCTATTGTTTGAAGGTCTTGTACCAATTGTTGGCGGTAAGCCATTTGATGACGTACCCATGTATTTACAATTTGGTCCAGACCAATAGTTGGCGCTGCCCCGGTATCCCCGGTAGATTTCATAACATCAAGCAAACTTATTTGTTTGTTTAAGTCCGCCATCTGCTGCTGCATTTGGGGGACTTGGGGCATATATTCGGATAACTTCATTATTAATCCCTACTTAGTTTAGTCATATCTTGCATGGATACTAATTTTAATATGTTATCCATGGCTTTTTCTTTTAACTCAAACTCTTCAGAATGAGAGGCTTTTATTTCAACCTCTTGTTTTTCCGAAGTGATTTTGTTTAATTTTTGTTTTAAATCCTCTATTTCTTTATCTTTAGTTTCAATTTCATACTCTAATTCAGCAGTGTCAATGTCAGAAGAAATATTTACGTTTTCTAATACACCATCACTAGCTGCTTCTTTTATCAAAGCAATAAACTGACCTTCTGATAACACCGTAACTGCAGGACTATCATCAGCAATATCATCATCGGCATTCATATTTTTTAGTTCTACATGCCAAGTGTCTAATATTCTCCATGTCCCCGCCTCATTTTTCAAGGCTACATATTGCTGTCCTGAATCTGATAACATATTACCAATTACCATATACTTCTCCTAATTCTTTTCTATCTTTATATTATACTATAATTTTTATATTTATCTTCTGCCTGTCAATTCTTCACGAAGTTGATTATTCTCATGTACATATTTTTCCGCTAAATCTGTGTACAGCAAAGTCAACTTGTCGACTTTTTCAGTTAGAAGAAGTATCTTAGATTTCAACTCTTCTTGGCTATCTAAGATACTAGTTATACCTTTCATCTCCTCTTGATGATTATAAAAGGTATTGTCAAATTCCTTACGTTGATTAGTGTCCATTTTACCTCCTAGGCAATTAGACAGGCGCTCCAACCACAGTTTTTACAAGTCTCGCACCCATCAGCAAAAACTACATTAGGAGTATCACAACATTTTATATGAGTTGGTTTATTTATAAGAGATTCTTCTAGCTCAAACCCATCTAAGGTAGGTTGTTCAGCTTGTTCCTTATTCCCTTTAACTAAAACCTCTTTCTCACGGCTTCCAGCTCTGTATACGGTAATTCCTTTACACCCTTCTTGCCATGCTAACATATAAGCATTTTCTACGTCTTCTATAGTAGCAGAATTTGCAAAGTTTATTGTTTTAGATATTCCTGAATCACAAGAACCCTGAAAAGCAGATTGCATAAGAACGTGGTCTTCTGGAGAGATTTCTGGCGCTGTGGCATAAACGGCCTTGACCCAATCAGGTACCTCGGGTACGGTGGTCAAAGAACCTCCATCAGCTAAATAATCCATCAAATCTTCTGAATAGAATCCGTGTTTTTTAGCGTCTGCTTCAAAATACTTGTTCACATAGTTTAATGTTTTCCCTTCTAATATGTTTTGTTTTTTCCAAGCTAACGCAAACGTGGGTTCGATACCACTAGATGTGTCAGCTATCATTGATATTGTTCCTGTAGGAGCAACTGTTAGCCTACAGTGATTTCTAAATTTTTGAGTTGCTTCATCATTGAAAGGAACATTGTATGTACTTTTTTCCCATGCTGGGAAAGTCCCCCTGCTTTTAGCTAACTCTTTTGACTCATCGTCTGACCACTCTCTAATTTTAGCCATTATTTTTTCCCCGACTTCTTGAGCTAATTTAGAGTTATATGGTATATGCATTTGTATTAATAAATCCGCAAACCCCATTACCCCTAGACCAATTTTCCTAGTAGCTTTTGTCATCTCCTCAATTTCCGGAGTAGCATATTTGTTTGCATCTATAACATTATCTAAAAAGTGTACTGAGGTTCGGGTCACTTCTTCCAAGCGCCCCCAATCAACCTTCTCTAACCACTCATGTGTAGAATCATTAGATTGTTGATAGAACTTAGCTAGGTTTATAGAACCAAGATTGCATGATTCGTTCCCTAGTAGTGGTTGTTCTCCACAAGGATTAGTAGCAATCATCTCACCATAAGTGTCTTTTACATGATTGTCTTTGTTTACTTGGTCGAGAAATATCATTCCGGGTTCCCCATTTCTCCAAGCGCCATAGACTATTTTATTAAATACTTCTCTAGCATCCAAAGAACCTTCAATCGTATTATCTTTGGGATTGATTAAATTATATTCACTACCACTCTGAACGGCTTTCATAAAGTTTGAATCTACTCCAACAGAAATATTAAAATTATGTATATCCCCCTCGACTTTTTTACAGTCAATAAACTCTAAAATGTTTGGGTGGTATATAGACATGACCGCCATGTTAGCGCCATCTCTTTTACCACCTTGAGTTATCATAGATGATACTCTAGATAATGTTTTTAGTACCTCAATAGGCCCACATGCTATACCATGTGTAGACTGAATCTTTGCTCCTCTAGGTCGAAGCTTTGAAAGAGAAAAACCTGTTCCTCCACCAAATTTTTGTACCATGGCTGCATCGTGTGCTGCTTTCATTATTCCTTCCATAGAATCCTCTAGTGGTAACACAAAACAAGCTGATAAGGTTCCTTGCTCTGTTCCGGCATTCATCAGTGTCGGAGAGTTGGGGACAAACTCTAAATTAGACATAATAGCATAAAAATCTTTTGCTGTAAGTTCAGCATCTACTGGTAACTTACCATACTCAATATCGACTTTAGAAATAGCGTCAGCTACTCTTTCGAATAATTTCGTTGAGTCTTCAACAACATCCCCTTTTTTATCTTTTAAATAATACCTATGATTTAGAATTACTTCTGCTTGGTCAGTAATTGAATGGGATGGGTTTAGTTTATCTTTTAATGTCATTTATTTCTCCTTATCTATTTTTGTCTAAAGCCACAATAAAGGCATAGACCTCGTTCTGATACCCAAAAATTCGGGTTACATACAGTTTCCTTACACATAGGATTAGGAGCTGTATCTGCCCTGTCAATTGGGTTTAATGGTTCCATCTGTAATGGGTTTAATTTAGGTTTTAGTTCTTCCGAACCTCCCTTCCTCTCATCCATCATCTGACTTCGACTTTCCGGGGTTTCTCCCGGACTTATAGCATTGAACCAATCGGTCGCACTGCCTAAATCTACAAACTTATATGCTGTATCATGGGCTGCCTGTAACGCCATTGCAATTGAGAAAAAAGCATCCCCATGACCCATTGGAGTATCAGGAGCTTTTAATTCATTACTGACGGACAGAATCTGCTGCTTTTGTCTTTCGTCTTTGATTAGTTTTAATATACCAGAATGAACGAAATTTTCAAAGACCGAAGCCATGGTATTTTTACTTTTTTGTGAGAAATGCATTCC